GAACAGCATCACCACCGCCAGAAAGCAACCGATCACGGGCAGAGGCCGCTGAATCAAACTCGTCAGGAGTTACCCCGAATCTTGTCATGTTCTGCAATACTGTCGGCTCATCGATTTTCCCGTTGATAAACCCATCCAGAAGGCTCAACTTAGCATTCTCCGCATCCATCTTTGACTTCTTTTGACCGATCTCGAACTGATTCAAAAGTGAATCGTCATCAGCCTTTTGTTTTTCGATATCAAGCAATGCGTTCTGCTTGTCCATCGTGAACTTGTCGAGCGCAGACTGGCGCCGGTTAGCGAGAAATGTGTTTATTGCCGGCGCAATTGCGGCAATATCGGCATTCTGCTTTTCTTCTTCTGCCTGCTTCCAAGCAAGGACGTTTGCTAAAATTCCCATAAGTTCCCCTTAATTATCGCTATATGCGTATGATCTTGAAGGCCAGTAACTAGAAACTCTACTAACTTCTAATCCTAGATCATTCATCCCACTTGACCCAGGAATGCCCTTATACGGGTTGTTAAATGTTCTAGTTAATGAACCAGACCCCATGTTCCCAAGCATTCCAATACCAGAGTTCATCAATGATCCACCAGTTCCAGAAGGACCAAGACCACCCATCAAAGAACCAATGCCACCACCTGCAAGACCACCGAATAAAGCACCAGCACCTAGACTTAATCCTCCTGTTGGTAGAGCCAATAAAGCGCCAAGTCCTGCTCCTAGCGCACCACCACCAAGACCTCCAGTCAATGCGCCCATAAGCCCACCAGATGATTGTTTTTTCTCTGCCATTGCCTTCGCAACCATGTTTTCGTAGTTGCGTAGATTGAAGTCATTAATGCTGTTTTGCTCGTTTTGTGCCATGCCAGTAGCACCTGAAATGGTATTCAATCCAGTCCCGAACAGGTTCATGCGGTTCTGAAGTGCCTGCGTCTGTAAATTCGCAACTTGGCCGGTCATCGTATCGGCCATGTTCTGATCCAACTGCGTCAAAGCGTTCGCCGTGGTTGAACTTTCAAGTTGATTGTTAGCCGCAAGCGTATTGATTGTGTCCTGCCGCATCTTCTGGAACGACGGCTGGAGGCCGGTGAAAAATCCTTTGATAATGTCTGGATTGACCGTCGTTGTGTCAGCAAGCCACGAAAGATCACCTGTGAAATCTCCATTGGTCAACTTCGTTCCAAGACCCATCAACTGGTCAAGGCCGCTCTTATACGCAGGGTCAGTTTGATAAGTCGGTGTTGCAGGAAGGCTCACGCTCTTATTTTTTCCCATGATCTTGTCCTTTATTTCTGGTGAAGCGTTTCATTTTGTTATCTGAACCGTCCTCGAAATATATCTCATCGACATCTTCATGCTTCTTGAGATACTGCGTCAGCATCTTCTTGGCCTTCATTGGGTCTTTTGCCCGTGACACAAAGAACGGTACATATAATATTCGTCCTTCTTCCTTCTCTGGTAAAACTTCAGTATATTTATCATCCGTTGACGGGATGCGGTATAACGCAACGGCGATTTCAACTTCATTCTTTTCGTCAACTGTCGCCCAGAGCCAACCTTTGCTGTGCAGATATAGAAGTTTCTTGACCCATTCTGCAGGAGTTGTCTTATCGTCAATTCCAGATTGTGCAACTAACAGATAAATCTTGAATATAAGTTCTGCTTGGGTCATTGAGTATAGATTAAGTTGCAACCGACTCCAGTTGTTCCACCTGCCAAAGTTACATCCATATATATCCCCCCATCAATTTTTAAGGGATTCTCAGGGGTAATGCGTTTATTCCCATTTGCTGTATCAGCAACAAATGTCTGAAAGATAGTTCCAGATGAACCCCCGGCTCTGAAATCAATCCTATCTCCAACTGTAACACCCCTGAAATAAACATTCAGGTCAACAATTAATGTATCCGATTACGTAATTGTTTGATCGCCAAGACCACCAAAAGAGTTATATCCTGCATAAGAAACACCACAAAACAGAAGCAACATCAACCCGATCAATACGTTTTTCATTTGAATCTCCTTTTATGTTTTCATTATGTAAGCAAGTGCATAGAATACAGCGATTACTTTAGTTCCTGTTCCATAAGAACCAGTATTGATACTTCCAGAACGATTAAGTATATTTGTGTTCGCTTCTCCGTATTCGGCAAATCCTGACGATGCAGTAACAGTATGAGTATGCGCAGGCATCAACCCGTCACTTGTTTGCAAAGCCGATCCAGTTACAGTTGACTTTGCAACTCCACCACTATCCGCATCGGCCGCTACAATAAATCTATTTCTAAGGTCTGGCGTTCCATTTGATCCATTACATAAAACCCAACCGGATGGGATTGTTGCTATTGTTCCAGACCACAAAATTATCCCACCAGACGGAACAAGATAGTTACCCCCTGTTGTGCTTCCAGTTCCACCATTAGCAATACTCAGCGGAAGCGAGAAATTTACAACTGCAACCCATCCAGTTCCTCCTGTTCCTGTTTCTTTACGGTAAAGTGTCGTGTCCGTCGTTCCGTCTTTTCTCAAATATAAAGAGCCAACAGAAGCCGTTACCACACCTTCTGGCGATCCATATCCATTGAGGATGCGGACATTCTGCCCGTCACCGCCCATGTTGTTATAAAGTTCATTAATCATTCGACATAGGTTTTTTACGCCTTCTGTCGTTTTTAATGTTTCAAGTGTGAGTTCTTGGTATCCGTCGGCCATTTATACAGTCCTCTGCCATACATATTTAACGATATACGGCTGTAGGTTATTATGAGATAAACCACCACCGACACTGCTTGTGCTTGGAGTTGCGACTGGTATTGAACTTGAATCACCTCCAACATAAATGTCAGGAGTTCCATCTTCGCTATATGTCTGGATGGTGTGCGTATGTGGAGGGATTTGGGTAACATCAAGTGTTACTGTTTTCGCACCACCAGTTTCATCTAATGTGTCGAACTCTGTTTCGGCCCCATTCAAGCCAACGATTACTTTCCCGGCAATCGCAGTCCATGTTCCAAATCCAAAAAGTGTAGCCGGGTTTGTTGATACACCAAGAGTGATGACAATGCCGACAGGATAAACTGCCTTCAAAACATCCGTCGCATTAGCAACCGCCAACTGGCCGGAAACACCTGATGCAAGAGGAATTTTCTTGCTCTTGTTTGATGTTCCAGAATGGTCGTGGCCATTCGTAGCATCCAATGCCGCCATGACCCAATTAATTATTAAGTCAAGTTGTGTTTCCAAATCAGAATCCGTCAGAATCTCGGTTCCCCAGTTTTTCGTCCTTGCCAAGTCAGATGGAAACGCCATAAAATCTCCTTATACTTCGTTCAACGCAACTGCGTATATTTTGATATTCTTAATCTTCGGTCTGTTACCCGTCGCTGAATTATTGATGTCGAAACTGAACCGGCTTCCAACGGCTGAATTGTTGAAAGAAAAGACAACCGTCTTGTCAATAGTCGATTGCTCGATAATGCTTGATGTGTTTACCGTGAAATCTCTATTTATCTTCGCCCCGGCATTCTCCGACATAGTTATCGTCTGCGAACCGACATAGCGGCCACGGTCTGCCGTCCATTGAATTGTAATATTCCCGGTTGTTCCGTAATAAGTGACAACCATCTTGAGCAACTTCATTCTGACTTCATCAATCGGAAACTGGCCGCCACCATTTGCAAGCGAGAAATCCCGTGACGAGAAGTCTTTAGTCCGATATGTGGCGATCGTGTTCAACGCTTCATCAGAATCGTCAGTCGTTTCAAGTTCGTAAATCTTCGCCTTCACCGACGATGCAGAATAAAGTTCGTTGTTGTCATACTTCAAGACCGACGGATAACCAAAGTTATCTGCAAGAGATTTATTGACAGAACGTGTCATCCACCGGCCAAAGAGCGTGTCGTAAATCTTGCACCTGTTCGGATAAGTGACACCAGACCCAATTTCGTTATAGAAGATGTAATACTTGTTGTTCCGATACGTTCCGAAAATACGCTTCGTCAGGTCAATCTTCGTGACAAAATCATGGTTTGGTGTCAGTTCGACCCAATCGACGCCATTAAACAAGAACACGCCAAGTTTCGGATAGTCTGATAGAAAGAAAACACCTTCTGTGCCTGTAACAATTGAATAAGGAGCAATACACCCAACAGAGTTGGCAATCGGCCTATAAGCCACATCAGGGAAGTTTGAAAGAGCATAAGCGCGGTATTTCGTGAACGATAGAATTTCATTCCCCGACGGAAACTCTGGTGCGCATCCATAGGTTGTGTCTGGCATCGTAATCGACCAGGCATCATTCGTCTTGCTCCAGGTATCCGCAGAATTCCAGTTACCAGTTCCTGCCCGTGACCCTTGAATGACCTTACCAGATCCCTCAGCAATTAAACGGAACTTGTGTGCATAAATCCTTGCGGCCGCCGTTGGAACTCCAGCAGGTGCGGCGATCGCACTTGCTATGACTTTACGCTTTAATCCATCGGTTGTGTTCGTTATCCAAAGAGCGTCACCGGCTGATACGGCATGGCAAAGAACGCCGTCCGTGAAAGCATTTGAATCAGCGGTTGTAATCGCCGCAGAGTTCTTATATACAAGGTCCTTCTTAATGACACCATAAAGCCGTGTTCCTGATGTTTCCTTATGATGGACTAGAAGGTCAAACTTATCTGAATACGATGTTCCTGCGCCGTCTGCGACCTCATTAAAGCCCTTTGAACGGGTCATCCCACCCAAAGAAATCGCATCCCAGTTTTCAATCAACCTGGCTTCATTGTTCTTGAGCGCGGCATCTTCACCGATGGTATTCTCTCCACCGGCAAAAGAATTCAGCACCAGTTCTAGTTCTGTATGATCTAGCCGGTCGAAGACCGTGAGATTAGAAGGTAGACCCATGACCAACCCTGTTTTCAGATGTTGAATTCGTTATTCCCAAATCAGGCCTTGGGTACTCTTTCTTGATATAATTCTTCTCAAGGTCTTGTGTGGCCTGCGCAACATACTGCGCATAAATATTCATGTATTGAGTAGCGAGCGTGACCTTCCCAATCTGGTTCAGTAACTGGCCTGCGGCATAATAAACAGGCGCTTCGCGGTATTCTTCATCAAGAGAAGAAACATCGGCATCAGCAGAAAGTTCAGTTGCAGGCTTCTTGAAATACCAAAGTTGATACGCCTGGCCGGCAAATGATGAAGAAAAGAAGGTTATGTATCTTACACCGGAAGTTCGCCAAACATAAAACCAAGGCGTCCCTGAATCGGTGGCATAACGCTCATAATCCGAAAGGCTGACTTCATAATCGTTGCTAACGACAACTCCATTGACAACAAGCGTGAACGTTTCAATCCAATCATCCGGGACTGCGATTGAACTTCCGACAATTGTGCCGGTAACATACTCCTGCAGAGCCTTAGCATCTCTTGCGAAATGCAACTCGCCTCTGTTGAGTTCCTTTCTACGAACTGCCGCAGGAAAGGCATCATCCACGGATGTATTCGCATCTCCAAGAAGCCCGGCAAGTTTATTCTGCTGATCAAGAAAGGTATATGACATGTCAATCACTCCAAGTCATTGTCTGCGTTAATTCACTACCAGTTGAAAAAGCGTTCTTTTCTGGCCATTCCATTGTCCAACAAGAACAATGTTCCTCGTGAAACATGCTTCTAATTCTGTCAAATATGCTCATAACGGCCTCTTTAATAGTTCATCGTATGCCTTTGACCACAAGTTAGCCTTCTTATCGGCATTGTGGTCGTTATAAACGGCATCGTAGGCGTTCTTTGCCAGTTCCTTTCGCTTTTCAGCATCAATAATGAGCCGTTCCATTGCATCAAACCATCCCTGCTCATCTTTTACCAGCAACCCATCCTTCTCATTGGTCATAACTGGCGAATAAGGTGCTAAATCCGACGCAATTGTGGCGATATTCATAACAGAGTATTCAAACCACTTGATCGCCGACTTGTTTCTGTTGAAAATATTGTCAACAACCGGACAAAGGCCAATATCCGCATTCAAAGTCGCCAGTTTATACGGGTAAACATTCTGCGGTATCCAATGGTGAAACTCGATCTTGTCCTTTGGGAACTTATTGAACACATTGCTCAAGTGCATATCGCCGAAATAGATGAATTTCACATCATGCTTCTCAACGATCTTATGTAACGGGCGAACGATCGAAATCAGGTCCTCATAATGCGAATTCCCACCCTGCCACAATATTCTTGGTTGCCTTTTGACATACTCAACCTTAGGGAACAGATCAAAATCAATCAAATTCGGCAACACAGCAACATTCTGGTTAATCTTCTTGAACGTTTCCTGCAAAATCGGTGTCGTGCAGGTAACCATGTCTGACTTCTTGAAAGAAGCCATGAATGTGTCACGATATTTGATGTTTCTCTCGATGTTAAAGAATTCTGTTTCTCCCTTCGACCCTACCATGTCCTCTGACCAAAGCATATCAACCCTGCCATCTGGCCACTTATACCCGACTTCCTCAACCCCACAGAAGCGATATGCCGGGTTCCACGGTGATGTTGTGAACGGGTCGTCATCGTAGTCGCTAACGACCAATTTGCCGGCTTTCCTGGCAACCTTTACGAAATCTAGCCACTCCGGGCTTGCAGGCCGCTGAAATACAACAAGATCGCATTCCATTATCCGCTGAAATACAAAGTCAATGCTCGTCTTGAAGTCATTACTGTCAAGTATGACAACATCAGCAATGCCATGTTGCTTGAGTTTGCTCAGAGGCTGAAGTATCCGGTAATGGTTGCACGCAGTTTGATCTCGCTGTATTCCGCAGATTTTCAATTCATTTCTCCTTGTTGGAATTCAAGTTTAATCATCACCTGACGCATGGAATAGGAATCATCAAATCCCCATGACGGCTTGTAAGGATACCCAAGGCATTTCGGTGGATCATCTGTATAATCAGAATTGAGCCTTGCCCATCCGAAATCAATGAGTTTTATCACGCCATCCTTGACCATCAAGTTGTCAGGCTTAATATCACGGTGCTGAACATTGAATTTATTCAAATCAGATAGGATATCTTTTAGTTGATACCTCCAATCGATCG